TAATTCCAAATAAACCTATGTACAGAATATTTGAATTAAATGATATGGAACAATTAAAAGGTTTTAGTGGTGAATATGTTGTTCAAGAAAAATATGATGGGATGAGAGTTCAATTACATAAGATAGATGGTAAGGTAAAAATATATTCTTATAACCAAAAAGATATTACTGATAAATGTTCTGAACAAGTAGAACAATTAAATAAAAAACATTTTGGAGATTGTATATTAGATGGGGAATTAATGTTATTTAGAGGTGAAGAACCTTTACACCGAGCATCTGTAATTAATTATATGTTCAAGAAACCCGTAGATGGATTGAAACTTAGACTTCATGTATTTGATATCATGAGACATGAGGAAAGAGATTTAATGGATGAACCACTAAGAGAGAGAATCAATATTTTAATGTATCAATATTCACAACATTCTTCCGAAGATTTAGCATTCCCATCTAAAAAAGATACTAGAATAGCAGATTCTATTAAAGAGGTAGGTACTTATTCTGAAACTATAATGCAATTACCTGCATCAGAAGGTGTAGTAATTAAAGATATAGAATCTACTTATCAGATAGGTAGTAGAAAAAATCCTAAATGGGTTAAGTGGAAAAAGTTTGTTGATTTAGATGTTGTAGTATTAGATTCTAAGAAAACTAAGAGTAATTTATATTCTTATACTATTGGTATTGGACCTGTGAGTGCAGAGCAATCAAGAAAATACAAAACTACGGAATTAAAAGATAAAGCATATATTCCTGTTGGGAAGGCGTTGAATACCAAAGAATCTGTTGAGGTTGGTGAAATAGTTAGGGTAAAGGTTGATGAAGTAAAGAAAACTAAAGAAGGATTTAGTTTGTATTCTGCTAAAGTAATTGAAATACCTGAAGTTACTGAATCTGATAAATTAGCAACTTTAGAATTATTATCTGATAAAACTAAAAAATCTATTTGGGAAGATTTAGATAAGCCATTTAAGTATAGATTGAAAGGTGTCAAAAAGATGTATATTACTGATGATATACATGGTGAAGCGGAAATACTATTGAAATCTGATTTAGATGGATTTACTATTATGGGTTTCAGTGGTGACAATTTAATGGAGAAAAAAGCATTATATGATATTGATGTTTGGAAAGAAGATTTAAAACAAGCAATAAAAAGTATGCGTTCTGAATTAAGATTATCAATAAAGAATAAACTATTAGATATGGATGAACCTGTTAGTTTTGAACAAATAGTAGAGTTTGTTAAAGAACATCATATGGATAAGTTTGAAAGTACTGCTTTTGATTCAGACTTAAAAAGATTAAAGAAATGGTTAATTAGACAAGAAGATATTGTTTATAATAAAACAGAAGATAATTTTGTTGCTAATAATGATACAATTGAAAAGCAACCAAAAACTAATCCTAAGCAAGCAAATTTTTTAATTCAAAGAAGAGATGACAAAAATTTAGATTTTATTATTGAGACAGCAGAAAAAAAGATGGCTTGGTTGTTTGATATAGAAACAACTTCCGATGTTTATAACTTATTTGGTAAATCAGGTAAGTTTCCTGCTAAAATAAGTTTATCAGGTATTAAACAGGGTAAAGTAATTGATAGTGGTAAGGTAATATTAGGAGTACAGAAAGACGGTTATCATGAGTATAAATTAGAAGGTGATAAGTTTGATACTAGATTACACGTTAGAGTTGTACCTTTAGATGGTAAAGATACTTGGATTACATGGACTGGTAAAAAACAAACTATGTTAGATACTAAAGAAGATGAAGGAGTATGGGATATTACCCTTGACAGGTATAAAAAATTAGACTTACCTGAATCTGAAACCGCTTAGTTAATATAGTCGTTGAAAAAAACCTATTGCTAATGCTGTCTGCACCAATGCGTCTTGTTAATCAAGGTGTGCGTGATTTTAGTATTCTAAAGTCAGATGATTTAATTATTGGTGGCTATGCTTCAATAGAAATGATAGATAAGCAAAATGATTTAATTACTCTTAAAGCATTAGAAGAGGCTGTTGAAGGTTTTATGGTTAATAAGAAATTTAGAAATGTAATGTCTAACCATTCTAATGTTCAAGTAGGAGAAGTAATTGATTCTTATAGAGATAAAAATGGTTTAGTACATAAAACTCATGTGGATGATGTTGGATTTTATGTTGTTATCAAATTGAGAGATGATATTGAAAAGGCAAAGGAAATATCTAGAAATATTAGAAAAGGAACATTACGTTCTTTTAGCATAGGAGGTCAGGCTATTTCTAAAAGAAGCCGTAAATCAAGTGATTTAGGTGAATATAATGAAATAGATGGTCTTGAATTACACGAAGTCACAATTTGCGAAAAGGGAATTAACCCTGAAGCAAAATTTGATATATTAAAGGAAGAAAAAGGTGAAAACAATATGACTGAAAAGTTAGAAAAAGCCCTTGCGGAGTTAAATGACTTGATGAAACAAGTTAATTCTCTGAATAAGGAAGAAGAAACGATGGAAGCCCCAATGGAAGAGGACATGGAGTACATGGCTACTGACGAAGGGAAAGATGAAAAAGAAATGATGGCATATGAAAAGGCTGATGATGAAGAAGCAAAAGCATTAGATGACCAAGATTTAACTCACATTGAAGCGGGTGAAGAAGTAGTAGTTAATGGAAATCCAACTGCAACTCCTGCACCTCTAAAAGTATCTAAAGAATGGGATGCATCAGAATTTAAATCATTAGATTTATCTGCTGAAAATGTTGAAAAGGCTTATGAGCAATTTAAAGCAGAACAATTAGAAAAGATTGCTTATGAAAACCTATCAAAACAATTTGAATCAAGGTTTGTTTCAGAACAGGCTGTAAGAAAGTCTGCTAACGAGAGAGCAGAATATGATGCTCGTACAGAAGTAGCAGCATTAAAAGAAGAGTTTGCTGAACTACGCAAATCATTATCTGCTAAAGATACTGAAATAGCAAAAGCAAAAGAAGTTTCGTTTGGATTACCTGAAGGTTTCCCTGCAACATCAGAAGAGTTATCTTCTATGAGTTGGGGCGATATTCATAATCTAGCGAGGAAGTTTTAGGAGTGAGAAAAGATGAGTGGATACACAAACACAATTAAAGATTTAGAAGCCGCAACCTATGGATTAACTGGTCCTGCCGGAAATGCTCTATTAAAGAGTTCAGGTGTTGTCGGTGGATTCGGAACGCCCCACGATGCTGCATCAAACCCGTTTAGTGCAGCAAGCGGATTGGGAGATTTATACAATGTTCTTTACGGACAGAAAGTATGGTCAATGTTGAATCAAGAGGTTAACCCTCTTTCAATTCTAGCAAAAAGACCTTACACATCATCAGGATGGAGAGTTCTAAAGAGCCGACCTACTGGTGGTAGTGGTTCTGCGTTTGGAACAGGAACAACTGCTGTTGCTGCAAACACTGCTGATTTATCTACACCTAGAGTAGACCAAATTGGTGGAGTAGAAGAGAATGCAACATTAGATGGTGCAAATGGATTTAGACCACTTTCACCTGAATACGCTAAACTTTTCGTAAGTCCAAAAACTGTTGCTCATTTGTTTGAGTTCTCAGAACTTGGTATGGAATTGGCTGCTATTGATGATGGTGTCGGAGATATTCGTGCAATCGTTAGAGAAGACATGGGTAAGCATCATGCTGAAACACAAAGTAAAATGCTAGTTATGCCTTACGAGTCATATGATGATGGTACAGCAACAAACATTGAGAGAAACTATACTTCTTTGATGAAGATTGTTTCTTCTGCGGGTGAAATCGCTGCTATGTATAACGCTAACCTATTGACTACTGGTGCAAACAATGGAGATAACTCCGCAGTTGTTGCAGATGTAGTTAATCTGTTTGGTACAACAAGAAGTGTTACTATTAGTAGTAACGCAGCAACAGGTGTTGCTTCTTTCTTGGATGCAGAGGTTGACTTTGGAGATGGATATGCAGCAGGTGATGCTAGAGTTCTAACTCTAACTATGATTAATAGTATGATTAGAAGAATCCGTCAAAACGGTGGAAATCCAAAATGTATTCTAACAGGATACGATACTATTCAGCACATTGCTGACTTACTACAAAGCCAAGAAAGATTTATGGATAGGAAAGAGATTGTTCCTACACATAACGGTGTAAAAGGTGCAAAGGGTCAAGAAGTTGGATTTAGAGTAGCAACATACTTTGATATCCCTCTAATCCCTGCAAAAGATATGCCTTCAACTGGTAGTAATTCAACAAATGAATTGAGTGATATGCTGTTCTTAGATACAGACCACATGTGGCTATCTGTTATGAAACCAACCCAATACTTTGAGGATGGAATTACTAACGGAAACCCATTTGGTGTAGGTAAACTTGGAAACCAAGGAATGTACAGAACAATGGGTGAAACTTGCTGTTCTTTCTTCAAGGGTCAAGGTAAGATTACTAACATTAAGAGTGCTTAGGTGATTTGAATGGCTTTAGCATATACAGTTACTTTGCTTGCAGACCATAAGGGAGTTACACTTCCAAAGGCTGTTGGTGATGAATATGTTGTAGATGCTTTGATAGATGTAACGTCAATAGTCGCAGCAGGGTCAGTAATCCCTGCTTCGGCTCTTGGCCTTTCATCAGTTCATTGCGTAACAATTACAGGTTCAGACAATGCTAACGCAGTATTGCCTTTAGTAGAAATTAGTGCCGCAGGTGCGTATGAGAGTGGAACATCTTTTGCTCTTATGTTTACATCACTAGATGGTACTAACGCTACTTTGAGTAATGATGCTAATGGTGGTTCAGTGCGAGTAAGAGCATGGGGCAACCTTTAAAATAGAAAATATATACCATTATAATACCGTAGTCTTATTCCCTTCTTTACTGGGGGGAATGAGATTACTATAATGGAGGAAAAGAAAATGAGTAATGTAAAATTAAAAAGAGTAAAACATGATGGCCCACTTCTACTAAGAAGAGGTGGTACAGTTTATCAAATAAGTCATGATGTGAAATGCGTAGTACCCGTAGGAATTGCGGTAGGTATGCTAGGAGATGCAGGGCTAGTAGTCGAACTAACAAGTGAAGATAGAGAGGCTATTTCTAACTTTGGGGCTAATGAACTAAGATTAATTAAGAAAGAGTTTAATCTACAAGGTTCATCAGAAGAAGTAGCAGAAACTTTATTTCCTACTAAAAAGAAAACAAAACCAAAGAAAAAGGTTATGTCTAAACCAAAGGCAGAAACATCCACTAAATTTGAAGATTTAGTTAATGCTGCTAAAAAGGATTCACTCAAAACTAAGAAAGAAAAAGTTGTTTCTGATTTAGAAGAGTGAACCGAAGATTGATAAGGCAACCCCTTGTTTCAATGGTTGGGAATAAGTATGAGTGGTTCAGGTTGTAACACTAGTGGGGTATTGTCCTCATCAACATTAGTATCAAGTGATAGATGTAGATTAGTTAGTGTTCATATGACTTCTACCACTAATGCTTTATTCACAATTAAAATTTGGGATAGTGCTAATAGTACAATTTCAGGTAAAAAAGAAGTATTGCGACTTCATATGCATGCAGGTGGAACAGCCCAAGCATTAGAACAAGATTTACATGGGGCAATATTAGCACAGGGATGCTATGTTGAATTTGATGCAGGGGCAGGTAATTGCACGGTTAATTTCGCATAGATATAGGTGGAAAAGAAATGCCAAGTTTAGAAGATGATACAAGATTAGTAATGACGATTTTATTTGTTGGCGCAGTAAGTGGCGTGAATATTTATTTTTATACCCAATATGGGTTTATGTTTCCATATGCAGGTTATACCCATGCATTATTGTTTGGGATATTAACCATAGGAGGTATAATGATACTAAAGGCAATATTCGATTTAACTTTATTTGATAGAATAGAAGATGTGTTATTACAAAGAAAGATAGATGCATATTGGTCTAGAAAACAAAAAGAAGAAGAAAATCGTAAAAGAGTTAGGGATACTATGCGACAGTATGACCAAACATATGGGAATAACTTCATACAAAATCCCGTACCTGCATTTGGTCAGACATATCAACAACCCGTTGACAATACTATAAGCCCTACATTCTTAACTATGAATGAGTGAGGTATATGGTTTCTGAATTATTAATGGGATTTGATGAATCCACATTAGCATATGATTTACAGAGAGCGCATTCTGCTGATATATGGTTCTTAAGAACTAGATTCTTTCTTTGGTCATCTGCTGCTTGTATTACTAGTTTTTTTGTCGGACATGCACTTCCTTTTTGGGGAATAAATCTTTATAATTCTACTTGGAACGCATTCATTAATTGGTGGCATCATTTGTGGTGATTAATTATGTCAGTAATGGCGGGCTTTGTTATATTAGTAGCAGAGGGTGTAGCAAAAATGTGGAACAGAATGCATTCTATTCCTTTTGGTGTTTATGGTGCAACAAAGGTAGGAAAAACAACATTACATCATCAATTAAGAACTAGAGGAGAAGTACCTGAAATTAAGAAAAGAACTGTTGGGCGAGAAAAACCGAGTAGAAAATATGTTAAATTAGATGGTGATGCACACACAGTTAAGACAGCAGATGTAGGAGGAGAAACAGTATTTTGGTCTGAGTGGATTGGAGATATGAAAACTAGAAAAGTTAAGTATATCATATTCATGATTGATGACAGGCACATGGATAAACATTATGATATTGAGCAACAATTGTGTTGGACTTTTTTAGTTGATACAATATGTTCTCCTTATTGGGATGCTATAAATAAAAAGGGTAGAAAAAAATCTCATGATTATCCAATAGCAGTAGGTATATGGGCTAACAAATACGATTTATGGAAAGACAAATATCCACATAAAGGAGAAATTAAAGACCATCCAATATTTGAGACTTTTAAAAGTGGAATGACAAAATTAAATGAAAAGGGAATACCATGCTTCAAATATATAGTAAGTGCAAAATCAGATTCAGAAATGGTATATCGTGGCGTATTAACAATGATTAAA